CAATTTGTGAAAAAGGAATTAACCCGGAAGCAAAGTTTGACATTTTAAAGCAAGAAAAAACAGGTGATATAATGACCGAAAAACTAGAGAAAGCACTAGAAGAGTTGGACACACTTCTGAAAGAAGTGAATTCACTCCGAAAGGAAGAAGAAGAAATGATGGACGAACAGGAATCCATGTATGGTGATAAAGAAGCCATGTATGGTGAAGAAAAAGCCATGCATGGAGAAGAAAAAGCCATGCATGGTGAAAAGATGGAAGACGAGGAATCTATGGAATACATGGATGATGAGGCAAAAGCCTACGTTCCAACTCTTGATGGCGCAGGTGTCGAAATCGGCCAACCTGCCGACCGAATCGTAATTGAAGGCGGTCGCCCAAAGCCTTCTGACCTTCCCGTTGTTAAGGCATTTAACAACCAAGAGTTAGAAACCCTTGACCTTTCCGTTGGAAACATCGAAAAGGCTTACGAGGCTTTCCGTCAAGAGCAGTTAGAAAAACTCGCTTACGACAACCTCCAGAAGTCTTTCCAACAAAGATTCGAAAATGAAGTTTCGTCCCGTGAGAACCTTATCGCAAAGCAGAACTATGATGCTGCTAGCGAAATTGCTTCCCTTAAGGATGAATTTACCGAACTTCGCAAGTCTCTGACCGCAGAGCGCGATGTTATCGCAAAGGCTCAACAAGAAGCAGTTGCAAACATTCCAACCTTAGACGATATCGCCAAGATGGATTGGTCCGATATTCACCGTCTTACCGGAGGAAACCTTTGAGGTGATTTAACATGAGTGGCTATATTAACACAATTGCAGATTTAGAAGCACAAACATACGGACTTGGAAACTTTGCCGCAGGTAATTCGTTACTGAAGCAAGCAGGCGCAGTTGCCGGTCTTCATACCGGACACGATACCTCTTTAGGTGTCGGTTCAGGCACAACGGCGGCTTCGGACTTAGGTTCTCTCTATAACGTAATTTACGGACAAAAGGTTTGGTCTATGCTTAACCGCGAATGTAACGCTCTTTCGATGATTTCGAAGCGTCCATACAGTTCCTCTGGTTGGAGAGTTCTGAAGTCTCGTCCTGCCGGTGGTAGTGGAGATACATTTGGACTCGCAACCTCTGGAACCTTGAATGATGCTTTACTTGGTGCAGATGCTCCCCGTGCTGACGCAATCGGTGGTGTTCCTGAGAATGCAGGTCTTTCGACCGCTGCTGACGGTTTGGGTCCAATTGCTCCAACCTACGCTCAACTGTTTATCTCCCCAAAGGTCGTTGCACATCAATTCGACTTCTCGGAGTTGGCTATGGAATTAGCGGCTATTGATGACGGTATTGGCGACATTCGCGCTCAAATGCGTGAAGACATGGGTAAGCACCACTCTGAAGTTCAGAACAAGATGCTCGTTATGCCTTTGGAGCATTACGGTGAAAACTCCGCTATGCCTCACATTGAGCGAAACTACACTTCTTTGATGAAGGTTGTTACTAGCCGAGCAGAATTGCTGGAAATTGACGGTGGTGTTCTTGCTACCGACACAACTTCTGCTAGCAACAACTTGGGTAAAATCTTCGGTTCTGAGCGATTTACCGCTGCATCTTTCTTAGATGCTCAAGTTGATTTCGGTAGTGGCTATGCCGCAGGTGATGTTAGGTCTTTGACCTTGACTCGCTTAAACGATACTCTTCGTAACTTGCGAACTGCCGGTGGTTCTCCGAAGGTTATTCTTACGGGCTATGATACCATCCAAGCAATTGCTGACCTATTGCAGAGCCAAGAGCGATTCATGGACCGAAAGGAAATTGTTCCAACTGTGAACGGTGTTCGTGGTGTAAAAGGTCAAGAAGTTGGTTTCCGTGTTTCGACCTACTACGACATTCCTCTGATTCCGGTCAAGGATATGCCTTCAACCACAGGTGCTTCAACTTCGATTAGCGACTTGCTTTTCCTTGATACCGACCATCTTTGGCTTTCTGTGATGAAACCTACTCAATACTTCGAGGACGGTATCTCTAACGGAAACCCCTTCGGTGTTGGAACCCTCGGGAACCGCGCTCTTTACCGAACTATCGGTGAAGTTGGTTGTTCCTTCTTCAAGGGTCAAGGTAAGATTACCAACCTTCAATGAGGTGTTTTAGTTGACTAATGCAATTACATTGATTGCTGACCATAAGGGCTTTACTCGCCCAAAGGTCGTTGGTGACGATTATATCGTCTTAGCCGACTGTGCAATCTCAGCATATAGAACAGGAACAACCGCTACGGCGGCTTCTCAGACAATTACTGCGGCTGATGATAACCCTGATACTCTTACCCGAACAGCAGGTAGTTATCTAACAGATGGCTTCGAAGTTGGTGATATCGTAACTATTGCCGGGTCTGCTTCCGCAAACAACGCTCTTCTTATGGAAATTACAGCATTAACTGCAACTGTCTTAACAACCGATTCTGCCTTAACTGCTAACTCGGGCAACGCAGATGAAGCAATTACACACGCGGGCGAGAAAATTACCGCCGCTTCGCTTGGTCTTTCAAGAATTACTTCGGTGGCTATTGTAGGACAAAACAAGTTTAGCACGTATTACTACGTCGGGCGTGTCTCGAATTCAGGCGACAAAGCATACATTTACTGTATGTCCGACTCAGGGCCTATTGCAGACAATTCGGGTCTAGCCTCTGGAGACTTAGGCACAATCCGTTTAGAAGTTCGCGGACAGATTTGAGGCGATAAATATGGTTTCTCTAAAACTCAGCAAAGATGCTAAGTTTTCTAGAATGACTGTTGTTGGGACAGAAGGGCCGACCGAGATTACTCGGGATGAAGCCTGTTCTGTTCCTTCAAGTTGGGCAATTATTAGACTTTCAGACCCTAACTTCTTATTTACCTTTGAAGAATCTGATAGAGAGTTTCTTAGTTCTTTAGAGGGTAAAATTCTAGACATTGCTTTAAGGGAACTTAAAATCAAAGGCTCGGCTTCTGATGTTGAAACAACTCTTTTAGGTGCTAAACCAAAAACTTCTGCCGTAAAAAGCAAAGTTTCGAAGGTAGCATCTAAGGTATCAACTCCCAAACCTAAGAAAGAAACCGTCAAATCTGACGATTCTTGAAACAAAGAGGTTAAGTAGTAGGGGCTACGTCCCAACAATGGAGGAATCCAAATGGGCTTTGCAGGTTGTCGTTCAAGTGGTGTTTTGACTTCAAGTGCGGTTGTGTCTTCGGATAGAGCCTTGCTAATTAGCATTCATGCTACAGAAGTTGCAGGTTCCGCCGCTACAATAAAAATCTGGGATAATGCTTCTGCCGCTTCAGGAAAAGAAGTTGCTAGAATTACCCTTACTGCAAATCAAACAATTGAGTTTGATATGCACGGCGTTCTTTGCACCAATGGCATTTATTTCGAGGAAGATGCAGGCTCAGTTGCAGTTTCTGTAGAATTTGCTTGAGGTGATTTAAATTGGCCGCTCTTAATCAAGACACAAGGCTCGTTATGACTATCCTTTTTTGTGGTTGTCTTAGCGGAGCAAACGTTTTCTTTTACGCTAAATATGGGATTGACTTCCCATATACTAAATTAGCACATGGGATTCTATTTGGTTTAGTTACAGTTGGAGCAATTATGATTATGAAAGCAATTGGTGATATGTTCCTCAATGACCGCATTGAACTCTTTTTACTCGACCGTAAGATTGAAGCATATTGGGCTAGAATGTCCCGCGATGAGCAACAAAGAAAGAAACTTGTTGAAACCTCAAAGCAATTTACTACGGACTTCAACACGGTCCCTCAGTTTGGTTTCCAACAGAACCAAAACAACGAGGTTAGTGCTGAATTCTTGGCTAAGTTGCAATAAGGTGATATGATTGTTGGCTGACCTTATGGGTATGTCTGATTCTGATTACATGTATAATCAGTCACGCGCCCATTCTGCCGACATTATGTTTCTTAAACTAAAGGCTTGGTTTTACGGAATTTCTTGTTCCGTGGGCGCGTTGCTTCTTGGTAACGTAGGTGGAGTCTTTGGTGTTGATATCATCGGTTGGATGATTAATGCAGTTGTTGGTATTTTTACTCATTAAGGAGGGTTAAAATGAATGTCACTTCTTACGGGCTTTGCGGTTGTTGTGACGGAAGCGGTCCTTGCTATTTACAAAAAACTTCATGCAGTTCATTTTGGAGTTTATGGAGCAACTATGGTTGGAAAAACAACACTACATCATCAGTTGAGAACAAGGGGAGAGGTTCAACAAATTAAAGAAAGAACGGTTGGAAGACACCGTGCATCAAGAAAATACGTTAAACTTGATGGTGATGCTCATACATTAAAGACCGCAGACATTGGTGGAGAGGCAATCTATTGGAAAGAATGGCTCAAAGATATGCGGGAAAGGAAAGTAAAATACGTTATCTTTATGATTGACCACCGGCACTTAGATAATGATTCAAACATGGACCACCAAATCGCATGGAAGTTTTTTGTTGATGCGATGATTAATGATTATTGGCCTGATGGAAAAAAGAAAAAGGATGCAGACTTTCCATTAGCGGTAGGTATTTGGGCAAACAAATATGATATTTGGGGAGAAAAATACCCAACAGAAAATATTCTAAAACATGAAATCTTTGAACCATTTAGATATGGAATGAGCAAACTAAACGATAGAGGAATCCCTTGTTTTAAGTATATTGTTTCTGCAAAATCCGACCCCGAAATGGTGTATAAAGGAATCTTCACAATGATTAAGGATTACTGATTTTTATGTGGTTTGATATTCTAAAGGGTCCCAACTTAGGAACCGGGAGAGAAAGAAGAAAAAATTTTATCAAACAAGGTAGAATTATTCTAAATATGCCTTTTAGAAGAGAAGGAATGTCTCATGATAATAAGGACATACCAGATAAAGAGAATGCCCAAAGTGTTTTCGAAATGATGAAAAGGGGTGGAGAAATGGAAGCATTTACTTATGAAGATGCTTTAGAATACATGGAACAATTACAACAAGGTGAAGCATTAGAATTTGAAATAGAATCTTTTAAGGCATATGGGCCTCACCCTTCAGATTGGGATTTAAAAGTTAAGGTGATTTAATGTATCAACAACCACAATTAGTTGGAATGCAAACTGCCCAGACTTCTGCGGCTTTTCTTCCAAAATTACCTGCCGCAAGAATGCCCGGACCAATTGAAGAATATAAATACGATTCAATTAAGCCCAAGAAACAAATGAAAGAGATTAGAAAAGTCTTATTGCCTCAGAAAAAGAAATTTTTATTCTTTAGGTATGGTAAGCAGTTTAATCTCAAAGACCGTTGTGTAGTTTGCGGAACACATCATCATTGGGATGCAGGGGATTATTTACGCCCTGTTATTCCATTAACAGAGGTCCATAAGGGTCGTCCGATGAGAGGAACCTATTGTCCTAAACATGCCGCTATTCATATGCAAATGGAGATGTTAGAACAACAAATTCTCGCTAATGAACACGGTCTTGAATTTAAAGGTTTTAAACCTAAAGTGCCTTCTATCATTAAAAAAGGGCCACTTACTTCACTTTCGGCTCAGGATTTAGCATCTCTTTCTGCTGCCGGATGGTTCATAAAGCCACCCGCCCCTGCAACGACTGAGGATGAGAAGGACGAAGCCATGCTTTTGTTAAATGACCTCAATGCTACTATTCGAAGATTAAATTACCTAGTTGGAAAAGGAGTTGAATTAGATGGTGAGACAGAAAGAAGTGCTTAATGCTATTAATACTCAGGGAGATACGACGTTTAAAACCGTCAATAATCTTCTCTCTTTGCAAGATAACCATGTTGAAGAGTTTTTTCAATACCACGGCGAAGCGTTCCTTACAACTTTAGAAAAATTGATGGAAGATGTTACCGAAAGAGTTGTAAGTAAAATGCTAACTAAACTAAAGTTAGACATTAATGGAACTTCTGCTACTATGAATCCTGACGCTATGCGTGAATATGAGAGAATTACTCAAGAAAATATTGAGTTGGATATTCAAAAAATCTTACAATCTGCTTTGAATCAAGAAGCAATTCAGCAACGTAAGATGGCTAAACAACAGTATTTAGAATCTCAAGGCTTTGGAGGCCCAACGCCGGGAGCGGCGGCATTTGGCGGCGGTGTTATGGGTGGGGCTATGGCGGGCGGCTATCAGATGCAAAACGCTATGCAAAACGGCTCAGGTTATCCCGTCCCACCCGCCGGAACAGACGGATATGGTCGTCCTTATTGGATTGACCCACAAACAGGGCAAATGTCTTATGAACCCCCACAAAGCGGCTTAGGTTTAGTAAAAGGCGCACAAAAGGCTGCGGCTTGGGCTAAGTGGCTAATGTGAGGTGATTTCTTTTGCGCGTTCTTATTGGTTCCGATGCCACTAGAGCAATCGAAACTGAAAGTGATGAGTTTAGAAATTACGTTATCGGAGCAATTTTCTCCGATGTAGTTAAGGGTTCAGCATATGCTGATTACCTAGATTTATTAGAAGAAGCAATTGATGACCCTAGAAATAAAAAATTGGAAGGTTTTTCTCCTAAAGGACTAGTAAATGAAATGAAAAAGACAATCGAAAATGTAGATAAAATTCCCATTAGAAAATTAATCAAAGGTCAAAGTCTTTATGCTAAATTTGAAGTTAAAGAAGACGATATTGAAAAACCATTTACGGATTTGAAATTATCAGAAATTTTGGATGATGATAAAATTAAGAGATTATTAGGTTTTCGCCAACTTCAAAGACCACCTGAAATTAAAGCAGGTCAAAATGGGTTCATCACTTCTTCTTATTTAAAAGAAGCAATTTCAGATAAAAGGGGTTTTTATGGAGACTATGAAACCTTAACTCCGGGACAAACATTTAGGTTAAGATTATCAGAATCAAATACTGCTAACATTGATGGGTCAAAAGTTGACTATCTTCAAAAAGAAGGATATAGCCCATATTTAACTGATGTAAGTTCACAAACTGATAGAAAGTTCAACTTATATGAGGCCTCAAAGGATAGAACTAAGGTAACTTCTTACTATTCTCAAGCAGTAAAGGAAGTCGAAAAATACCCAAATAAAGAAGAGGTTGTAGCCTTTTTTAAACTTAAGCCTAGAAAAAATGAAAGTGCGATAAAATTTGGAGATAGAGTAAAGAAAAAAATTTCTGAGGATTTTTATAATTATCTATTAACGTCTGTAGTTAGAGGCTCTACTCTCCTTCAATTAATTTTTGAAGGAAAGGGTGAAGAAGTTACCTTTGAAGGTATGGATATTTTTTCAATTATCGAAAATCCAGACAAATTTTTAGAAAAGATTTATCCTAACGGTGGCTCCGGTGGAAATTGGTATCTTTATGATATGCTCTTAGAAATTGAAGTAATGAAAGAAAAAATCAAAATTAGCCTAGAAGGGAAAAATACACACGACCTTTTTAAGACAGGTTTAGTTTCAGGAGAAGGTAAAGAAGAGTATTATAAACCTAAAGGGTTTTCAATTCCCTTAGGAACCCAAAGAAAGAGCGAAACTTATCGCAAAAAACTTAGAGATTTTGCGGCAGTTATCAGAAACAATTATCTTGAATTAATGGAGGTATGATAGATGGGGGTTGCATCATCACCTAGCGATTATACCGCTATTGCTCCAGATTATGAAAATGGTTTTGGATTTTATACAGATGTTACTGCTGTAGCAGACATGCTCCAAGTGCCTGAATTTACTGACCTCACAAATCCAACAGAAGGTCAAGTTGGTTCAATCATTAAGCGTGTTGAAGGTATGGTTGATGATAAGGCAAAGCGTTCTTATAGACCAATTATTCACGAAAACGAATTTCACAATTTTGAATTTACTCGCCATCCAATGCATTCTTATTACGGAGGCTATGTTGGTTTTATTCAACTAAGTCAAATGAAAGTCCGTAAAATTATTTCTCTTAGAGTTTGGCAGGGTAACAGTTATGAAGAGATTGCTTCAGCACAATCTTCTATCACTCTCCTAGATAACTTTAGAGATTTACATTCAGTTACATTACAGTTACCGAATAGTGGAACATCTTTTGTTGCAGAAACAAGCACGGATGGAACACCACTTAATGATGAGTTTGAAGTTACATTTGGTAAGAAAACAGCAATCGCAGAATTAGCCCATCTTATCAATGAAGAGTTTCCCGCAGGAACTTCACAATTTACAGGGGCAACTGCGGCAAAGTCACTTGCTGTTGGTTCTCAGAACGTTTCTGATTATTTTTTCACCCTCAAGGACTCAGAAAATGGGGCAAGGCTAGCCATCTCTTCCCTGCTCTCCGGGGAAGATGGGTCAGATTGTGTGCTGAAAGCGACCATTCAACAGTCGGCAACGACTGTAAATGCTTCGACCACCTTAACTGTCGCAGATAGTAGCAAATTAAAGGTAGGCATGGCTCTCAGCGGACATTCTCATATTCCCGCTAATACCACAATTTCCTCCATTGGTGATTCAACCACCGTTGTTATGAGTGCAACCGCTACAGGGGCTAGTTCTGCAACAACAGCATTTACTTCAACAGACGGCATTCCTACAGTTTGTGACATTGAATCATTTACAGACAAAAACGACATGCGCCGTCTTGGTTCTTATTGGACAATTGGCGATGAAGGCAGAATTTTTTTCCTAAGAGACTACCCATACCATACAAACAATTCCGTCGTAGTTTCTTATATTGCAGGTAGTGGAAGAGTCCCGGCAGCAATCCATGAAGCGGCAACTAAATTAGTTTGTGCTGAAATCTTACGACACGATGACCAAACCATTCTTATTGCTGAAACAGGTGGAAACATTACGACTAAAGAAAAGTATGATATTCTTCGCAAAGAAGCATTTGAAACATTATCAGGTAAAAGCGATATTGTTTATTTCCTTGACTGAGGTGTTCTAATGTCTTGGTGGTGTATTGTTAAAAAGGATTACACCGGACAATTAGATGGGTTTTTACAAACAATGGGAAGTTTGAAGGAACAAGTAAATGACGCTCAAACTATAGGTCTTGAAATGGATTATGGTCGTGACCTTTGTTGTGAAAATGCTATGGCTAGAGTTTTAGACCTTGTTGAAATGGAAGGCAGAATTGTTACCTCTAAAGGACAAGTCAAAACAGGAAAAGAAGCGGCTGAACACGTTTCAAATTATGACTGTGATAAGTTACGTCTATTTGTTGAGCATAATGCTACTAAAGCAAAAGCATCTCCTCAATACAAAGAAGAGTTTAAACAAATCTTAGAAGATTGGAAAGACTGTGAAGGTGATGAAAGTGGCTATTGAATTAGACATTTCTCACTTCAAAAAATTCTTAGCCATTCAAGAAGAAAGACAGAAAGCGTTAGCAGAAGTCTCTCAACTTCTTGGCGTTGATTTTAGAATGTCCGAAGAAGAGAAAATCAAATACGCCGAAGAAGATTTTAACAAATATCTTGAAAATGAAATTTTTAAGGAGGTGGCGCATTGGATGAAGTCAACCTTCTCATAGACATTTTAGATTCAAAATGGACTACATCGGCCACAGCCCTTGAAACGGGCGGCTATATCACTTCAAGTCATATTGCAAAACCTAACTTAATTGACGTTAGAACACTTCAAAAGAATAAAGGTGTTCGCTATGATTTATCTTCTAAAGATGTAATTATCTTCTTTGAAGACAGTCAATCAATTGAATATCCAACTATTCATTATGATGTAAGAAATGAAACTTATGGTTTTACGATGCACATTCGCACAGTTCACGATGAGAGAGCCGGAACGGATGAAGGATTTGGCCGGGACAGGCTTAGGGCTTTATACCTGATTGCCCGTCATGCACTTGAGAGCGCGAGGCGTGGCTACACCGCATCCGATGGTTCTAATTTTAATCAAATTTTCGTTGGTTCAAGAAGCGAGTCAAACGACCGTGCTAAAAGATTATTTGGATATAAAGTAAATATTGAAGCAAAGAGATTTGCCCTCACAGTCCCGTAAGTTTGTTTTACGAGGGGGAATTAAATAATGCCTAACACCGACATTTTTCTAGGAAGCGGAGCATCGCTTACATTTGTGCCTGAAACTGATATTTACGTTCCGATTTCGGCTATTAGTGGTCAAAACGTAATTACTGTAGCAACTGCTTTTTCAGATGACTACAGGTTAGTTAACGACCTCTATGTAGGTTGTGTTATTGAGTATTATGATAATGGAACTTTTGAATCTTCTCACAGAATTACCGCAAATACACACAATACAATTACCTTTAGTCCTGCTATTTCCTCTAGTATTACAGTAAGCACATCAGATGATTATTTTCACATTCGTGGATATGGCGCACCTGTTCCCGGCCCAAGTGATTCAACTACTGCAAGACTCTTAGCCGATGAATGGTTAGGAATTCTTGAATCCGCCACATTTCCAACTACTGAAGTTGAAATGAAACAAGTGAATCTTTCTCTCGGTGGTTCTCGCAACTTCACCTATCAATATAAAGGAATTGAAACTGCTAGTGGTGCAAACTTAGGAATTGTTGCTAATCACGCTGCTTGGCTATATTATTTCTTAGGAAAATGCACAACCATTTCAGCGACTAGTGCTGCCGAATCATTAGCCGCAGGTGATGAATTTACTGCTCAAACTTCTGGTGCAACTTACTTTGATGCAGGCGCACACGTTGAAACCGGTCCAATTTTCTATCGTTCGGTTGGAACGGTGATTTGCCCTCCAATTCTCAAAGGTTCGGATGCTCTTGCGGACATGGATAAACTTACTGTTCCGGCAGAAAGTTCTGGTAGCATGACTAATGGAATTACATACACTTTTGCTGAACAAGATACAGATAACTTACCTTCGTTCGCTATTGAGCAAGTGTTTAGCAAACTCCCCTCTTCTAACACTTATAGAACTGAAACAGGTGCGGCTGATGAAAGCCTAAACTTTGTTCAGATTGCGCGTGGAAACAGAGTCAATACCTTAACTCTTACCGCTAACGAAAATGAAGAAATCAAGATGACTCTTGACTTAAACAGTCGTGCTGTTCATTCACTTGACCAAACAGAATCTTATGATGCTCGTCGTGGCGTAACTGATGAAACTTCTTTCTTCAATTACGGTTCTCAACCAACCTTCCTTGAACCGTTCTTCTTCTCTCGCGGATATTTCAAGATTTTTGGTCAACAGTTCTTAAAAATCAACTCTCTAACTTTGACCATGAATAACAACCTTCAGGACCGAAGATTCATTGGTGTCGGTAACACTTCTATCAAAGAAGGTATTCCTGCACAAAGAACCTATGAACTGCAATTTACAGGACACGTTACTGACGACAAACTCTATACTGAACTCTTGAGCAGAACAGGTGATAACACTAATTCAGGAGAATACATCGAACTACAGTTTGAAAAAGCAAATGGCGAGAACTTTAATCTCAAATTTACTGACTATCAAACCTCTGCGGTTAACTTCCCAATTCCTGACGATAAAGGCCCCGTAGTTGTTGAGGCTACAGTTATGCCTAGAACTCTTCAATCTTGCACAGCAGTTAGCCATTGGATTCTCCAAGGGTGATTACATGGATAGGTTTGAAAAGCAAAGGCGTTTCAAAGAATCCTTAGTTAAGGAAACTAAGAAAGTCGAAAGCAAAAAGAAAATCCAAAAGAAATCTAAATTAGCAAAATGATATTCCACCAACATACGTTTGTTTGTTTGTTGGTTATGAAGGTGGAAGTATGTTAAACGATAAGAAAATTGTTACAGATAAGAACGTGCTATTTGCACTAACTGAACCAAAATGCCACTATATTAGGGTGGCCGAAGACCGCGACGAATACCTTAAAGTTTGGGTTAAAGAACCCACATGGCTTGAGGTTGATAAGGCTATGAATAGTCTTATGAAAGTTGATGCAAAGAATCAGAACTTTGACCTCGACTTAAACGCGATGTATCGTTATATGGTTGAAAACTTCATTGTTAAATCTGAACCGTCACTTTCCACAGTTGACCTATTGCGATTAAGTCCGTATGTGGGTTCTCAGATTAAAGATATTCTCCCAAATCCATTTGATGCATTTGAGGAGAGTGAAGCAAAAAACGAAAATTGAGGGCAGCAGCCAAGGGAGGACAATCCGACCCTGCAACTGTTTCCCTCATTATCGTCTATTCGCTTTCTAAAGCGTTAGGAATTAGCCCATTGGAAATTTATAAAATGCCATCCTCTCTTGTCTTAGATTTGTTAAGTGTTCATAGAGTGTTTGAAGAAATTAAAGCGGAAGAAATTGAAAAGGCTTCTAAGAAAATAAAGAGTTGATAGCATGAATCCTCAACAGATTATCAAGATGCAAACGGCTCTTGATGGTTTGAATACAACAATGGGTGAGATGCTAGAGGTAATGAAAAAATTATCCTTAACAACTCAAAAAGTTGAGAAAGATATTGAAGAAACTACTAAGAAAGCAGAAAATACTACAACTGCTTTCGGGCGTATGGCTGAAAGGTTGAGAGATACCAACTCTACTTTCGCGAAAGTCAGAAGATTATTATATGGTTTCTTTCCTTTTGATTTCTTCAGAGGTTTCAATAAAGTAGTTTCACTTCTTGAACAAACTGACGTTATTATTAGAAAGTTTCCGGGCTTTAAAAAGTTTGGAGGAACTAAAAATTTATTTAGTAAATTAGCACCAAGTAAGGATGATTTAAAAAAGATTGATGATTTTAGTTCTAGAATCAAAGGGGCAAAAACTGCTCAACAAACTTACTTTCGAAGGAGTAAAACGGCTCAATTAAGAGCAAGAGGCAGAGGAGCCGGGCTTAATCCCGATGCAGATGAAAGGCAGTTAATTGGAAGACAGAAGGCTGAAAAAACCCTTAGAAGTAGCAGAATGAGAGCAATATCAAAAGCAATTACGGGTATGGATTCGTTTAAAGCGGAAGCCGGAAAAGGGAAGAAAAGAAGAGCAGAGGCAAAAGAAAACGCAAAGAATTTTATCAAAAAGTTCAATAAATCTAATATTGGTAAAGTTATGGAACTAATTAAAAAGTTTGTAGTTAAGGCAGCAATTGTTCTCTTGGGTGTTATCTTCAAAGTTGTCGGCATTGTTATTCTAGCCTATTTAGCGTTTAAAGCGTTTGGGCCATCAATTATGGCAGGATTAGAAGCAGCATGGAAAGCGATTACGACTGTAGGAAAAATTGCCTTAAAAGGTTTAATGATTGCCTTTGACGGTTTTATGGATATTTTTAATGCTTTATTCGGTGGAGGAGATTTAGAAACGTTAATTGATGGCCTCCTTAAGGTTCTAGGAGGATTGTTACTATTTGCTCTCGGCGTTGCTGTTACTCTTTTAAGTGCTGCATTTGTGCTAGTTGGAGGTTTAATTGTAGATATTATCCAAAGAGCATGGAAATGGCTAACTACAGGTTGGACAGACATGGCTTCTTCATTTAAGAAAATCATCACATTGATTGCAATTGTTGTTGGTGGAATTATTTTCTTCTTAAGTATGACTTGGGTAGCCGCAATTGTAGCAGCAGTAATTGGTGGTTTAATTTATTGGTTAGGGTCTAAACTTGGCAAATTGTTAGGTTTCAAATCAGCAGGTGGTCCTGTAACTACACCAATGACTCTAGTTGGTGAAAGAGGCCCTGAGTTGGTTAGCCTTCCAAGAGGTTCAACAGTTAGAACTGCTCAGGACACAAAGAGAGTTATGGGCGGAGGCGGAGGCAATACCTTCAACATTACTATCAATGCTCGCGATACATCGAATGCAGAACTGAGAAGAATTGCTGACGAAATTGGTCGAATGGTTAACTCTAAGGTTAATCGAAGTGTTTCGTCTAGAACTTTGGGGTGATTAAATGCCGGATTACTACGTTTATCTTAAGACAGGAAAACATAGTGGTAACGATGGTGCAACTATTAACACTATTCCTTTACGAGCAACTAGTGTTTCAGTTAGCACATCTAAAACAATTCCTTCTATGCAGGTTCCTCTTTCCGGTCTAGTTACGGGTGAATCAGAGACAGTTGCATTAGATATTGGTATGGCGGGCAAAAATCTCTCCCTCAGCGGTTTTATTATTGAAGGCCCTTTAACTCGTCATAATTCAACAGTTACCATGACGGCACATGAAATTGCACAGTTGATTCATTCTTCTGTTGACTCAACAGGTATTGCTCAAAATCAAGCAATTGTTGAGTTAGTGTTTTTAATTCCATCTAAAGTTGACAAAGACTATAATGAAGTAACTGAAAGAAACATTCCATTCACTTATCACGCAAGAGGTGGAAATAACCTTCTAGATAACTTAAATGTTCCATTTAGAACGGAATTTCCAGATTCTGAAACAGATGACGGACTTAAAGGATTTATTCGACAATTTAGCACAACCTTTACTTCAGATACAGTTGAAATTGAGTTTAGTTTAGAGTTCGAAATTGCTAGGATTCTCCCCTGAGGTGTTATCATGTATGACGTTCTCACAGGCAAGCAACGTTCGCTTGTGTTTCCCGTTATGTGTAATGGTTTTATTACTGTTGATTATGCTGCAAATGTAGCAACAACTAACTATGGTATTTGGGACCATGAAGGTTCTTTTTGTTTTGAAGCAGTTGTTACCCCTTATGATGTTAATGGCTACGGAAAATGGTCAGGAGACACAGTAAGAACAATCGCAAACTCAAAGAAAATTATGCCCGGTTTGCCCGTTACCTTTGGTGATTCTTCTGCTTCAAATTATCAGAGTAATTTATATTTAAAGACTTATGATTCAGGTGGCGCAGATAGACTAAATCACAAAATGGCTTTGTTTCATAGCACATCACTTAAAATTTATTTGGTTAATGATACGGGACATAATGAGAATAATCCGGCCAACTATAAAGTTCAAGTTGTTATGACTATTGGAGGTGCGGCTGAAACATTTACTTCAGACTATGCGATTAGTCCAGATTCCGGCTTCCAATATCAATATGCGGCCACAGATAAGGAAGGTTTTGATGAAACAGGTCAATTTGTCTATGATAGAGTTTCAGAAGTTTCAAGCAATTATTCAGGCTCGGGAACCCAAATCAACTGTAGTCCGACGACCTCCTTTGTTCAGGGACAGGTCCAAGACGTGTTTGCTCGGTCGGGAATTGACTTTGTGAAGGTCGGGACCATCAACACAAAAACGTCCTCAGCAATCACCCTAACGTCAGCATATTCACCGGGTCTAAGCACCGGGGATGGCTTATTCCTTCCTAGTTATGTTGAACCTTCTTATATTAATTCATTTCAACACGTTGCAGTTTCTTATTATTCAAACGATAATGCAATTGAAATCTATGTAAATGGAAATAAAATTCTTGCTTCCAAACACACAAACGCTGGAACTTTTGCCTTCGATAAAGAATCTTACTTCATCGGAGCAAATGGAACAGGTGGAACAGGAGACAATGCTGCTAGCACAAACCAACAATTCATGGGAGAACTACATGAATTAGCAGTAATCAATAGGTCCAAAGACAGGTTTCAGTCTCTCTCGAATATCGTAACTAACTTAAATAACCTCTTAATGTATCTTAGGTTTGAGGAGACTGATGCTTAATGGCTCTAACTGTTCTCAATAAAGGTTCTACAACGGACACAAATACAAATTGTCCAACGAACCCTAAGATTAAAACTAATGCTTCCGCTAGTGCATCGGCAAAGCATTTTACTATTGTCCATCCAGACGATAGTGAAAATTTAACATTTGATGAAATCTCAAGTGGTGCAGGTCTTTTAACAGAATACACTAATTTAGCAACGACGCCCGGACATATTGTTAAGCAATATAACCCTTTTACTCAGGAAGGAGTTCAACTTAACATTAACACGACTCATTATTGGTTTATTCTTTTATACTCTGATGATTCTAATCAACACCACTTTGCTAGAATTACTGAATCTTTAACAGACGATGTATCGGGAGATTCTTTAGAATTTACTCCCAAGTTAGGAAAAGAAATCCCAAAAGGAACAAAATTCATGTTGTTCAAAGGGCCTCTCTTGACTTCAAATGCTATCGCGTTCTCAGCCGGTATTGATGATAGTCTTAGAAATGATTTAGTTTGTTCGAGGCCTCTTTTCTATATTGAAGAA